GAACGACACGCTGATTGACTACGATGCTATTGACGCAGCCGACGAGCGCAGAGCCATTACGGGCGTGGAGAATGAGGCGGAAGCCGAGGCTTACTTCATGGAAGCCGAAAACGAAATACGCCAGATGATCGACCAGGATATTCTAAACGAAGCTGACCTTGACGAATACCGTGCGGCTTTGGAAGAACTAAACAGCAGAGCGCCGATTGATGCGCTGGAAACCCTTAAACTGTGCTTCACGAGGGGCTAATGAGAGATTGTGTAAAACGGCTAGTTGCCAAAGGAATCAAAGAAGCCGAAGCCCGCAAGATGGTGAAGGATGCCGACGCGCAGGCAAAACGCCGCGCTGAGCAAAACGGCACGGATTACGACGACGCGGTGGATGAGGTGATTGCTGAACGCATCGCCAACGTCGAGGCCAATATCAAAAAGGAAAAGGCCAACCTGGCCCGCAATATTATTATTAAGAAGCAAACCGAAAACACCCTGCAGGGGTTCATTGACGCAGGCTTGTCTGTACAGGATTCTGTACGTGCCATGCTGGAGGGGATAGAGCGGCCTATCGCCGGGGTACGTAATTCGATTGAGGCACAAAAGAACGCCGTAAAATCCATTCAGCTTTCCGAATTTGTGGGCAAGATGACCCGCGAGAATCTTATGACCATTTTTGCAGACGGCGACTTATCCGATGAAATCGGCGCAGCGTTATGGGAACTATCGAATAAGCGCAAACCCAAGGGTGGAAATAAAGAAGCTAACCGCATTGCTGAAATCATCCACGAGGTGCGTGATGGCCAGCGGGTGCGAATGAATAAAGCTGGTGCCGATATTGCGGAAGTGTCCGGCTATATCATGCCGCAACGTCATGACATTGTGGGAATGCTCAAGGCTGGCAAGGAGAAGTGGGTCGCCGATATGATGGGCCTGCTGGACACAGCAAGAACCTTCGGCGGTGACTATGAGGATTTAGGCGATGCCTTGCGTTCAGCCTATGACGCGATGGTGACGGGTGTTAGGTTGACTGATCCGCTTGAAAAGAACGCCAAGCTATTCCAGTTTAGCGGGCCTGCAAACCTCGCCAAGAAACTATCCCGCTCGCGTGAATTGCATTTTAAAGACTACGCTTCATGGAAGCAGTGGAATGATACTTACGGCATGAAGTCACTGCACGAGGGCGTGATTGAGGCGATGGCTAGGGATGCGGAATCTACCGCTATGCTTGAGCGTTTTGGCACCAATCCCGAAGCCATGGTTAAAGCCGCAGTGGATAGCAGTATTAAGGCCAACCGCGCCAAGCTTAAAGCGGGCGACGGCACACAAGCCAAGATACAGACCATGATCGACGGGATGATGGAGAAGCAAAAGATTCCCGCTGACGCCAAGCTTGCCAATATCGGCTCTAATATCCGCGCGTACAATAGCCTTACCAAACTGGGCGGCGCGCTGATATCAAGCATAACCGATATCCCCATGAAGGCTTTGGAATACCATTATCAAGGTAAGAATTTCTTATCTGCTACCAGCAAAGCCATGATTGATACGGCTTACGGTTTTAAATCAAAAAAGGAGCGCGTCGAGTTTGCCTCCATGCTTGGCGTGTATATGGAGTCAGTGGTGGGTGATGTGGGCGCGCGATTCAGTGCCTTCGATGACGTGCAAGGTAAGGCTGCCAAGGTGCAGCGTCTTTTCTTTCGCCTGAACGGATTAACGTGGTGGACGGATAACCATAAAGCAGCCTTCGCTCGCACCATGGCGCATGACCTTGGGCTGAAGGCTGGCAAGGGTTTCGACCAGCTGGATTCCGATACTAAACGGCTGTTCGGTAATTATGACATTACCTCAGCCGATTGGGATAAAATGCGCGCTGGGGTAATGAAGCTAGAAGACGGTCGCGCCTATGTGCTTAGCGAGAACATTAAGGACAAGAAGGTAGCGCAGAAGCTTGTCACTTACATTTTAGACCGCCAGGAATCAGCTGTTATTACGCCGGGAGCAAGGGAGCAGCGGCTTGCCACATTTGGCAACCTTCAACGTGGAACGCCAGCAGGCGAAGCTGTGCGGCTGCTTATGCAGTTCAAGAATTTTCCCCTCACCATAGGCACTAAAGTTTTTGGCCGTGCGGTATATGGTAAAGGTAAGCTAGATGTTCCTGCTATGGCCTATCTCATGCTTATGTCGGGCACCTTCGGCTATCTGGCTGGCGCGATGAAAGATATGGTAAAGGGCAAAACACCAAAAGACCCCATGAAACTGGAAACCGTTTACGCCTCACTGGCGCAAGGTGGTGGGCTTGGTATCATGGGCGACCTGTTACTATCGGATGCTTCGGGCTTTGGCCGCTCTGCTTCCTCTATTATGGCTGGTCCTACCTTGGGTAAAGTGGATGAAATTTTTAAGATTTACGCGGCAGGTATTCGCGGCGGGGGTAGCAAGCGGCAGGCGGTTATGACTGCTGTTAACTCCATTCCGTTTAATAACCTTTTCTACACCCGCGCCGCGCTCGACCAGTTAATCTTATTGCAAATGCAGGAAGAATTAAACCCAGGGTATTTACGCCGGACGCAGCGTAACGCCGAGAAGACTTATGGGCAAAAACCGTTATTCAAGTAATCATAATTATGTTATAAAGTAATCATAAAGGGGAACCTAGTAATGACCGTACCAGCTGCAGTAACCACCTACCGCTACCAGGGGAACGGCGTTACTACCGTATTTGCCTATAGCAACCGCCTGATTACAACGAACGATGTAGAGGTTAAAATCCTCACCCGCGCGACCGATGCAGTGGTCGAAACACTGACCATCACCACGGACTATACGGTTACAATTGTTAGCAATTCATTGGCTAATATTACCATTACCAACCCGGCGAAGATCCCCTCGGGAACGCAGGATATTTTGCTGAGCCTGAATCTAGCGATCACACAAACCCGCAGCTACCCACGCGCGGATTCTCTTCCTGCCGCCGATATTGAGTTGGGGCTTGATAAATTAACCTTGATTGCGCAATTGCTTAACGATAGCCAAGCACGCAGCTTACGGTTTCCTGAATCTGATACTATAACCGATGGAGAATTACCCCCTAAAGCAGAACGCGCCTTAACCTACATGGCGTTCAATGCGGATGGCGAGCCTATCGCGTCTGTCGCTGCAATTGCCGGTGCCCCAGCTGGAGCCTTTGGTGCCGTCTTAGTGGGCACTGTTACGCAAGCAGAAGCAGTCGCCGCGCTTGGTATTTCATCCGCACCTTTTGTTGATTCGACTGCCATTATCAAGGGGTCTTCGGATGCAACTAAATTGCTACGGTTTGAAGTGGATGGGTTCACCACGGGGACCACGCGAGTGATAACGCCGCCTAATTATAACGGCACCATGGCTACCCTTGCTGGAACTGAAACATTGACCGCAAAAACGATTAGCGGCGCGAACAATACTATTACGAATCTTGGAACATTATTAGCAATCCAAGTCTTCACAGGTTCTGGCACCTACACACCAAACGCCTTAATGACAAAATGCCGGGTGCGGATGATTGGCGGCGGCGGTGCCGGGTGCGGCACTTCCAGCTCTAACCAAGGTAACGGTGGCGGTTCCGGGTCTTATGGTGAGGGCATCTTTACCGCAGCACAGATCGGCGCAAGTAAAGCGGTCACTATTGGTGCGGGTGGTACTGGTGCTTCGGGTGCGGCAGGCGGCGACGGCGGTACTACATCGCTTGGTGCGTTAATGACGGCACCCGGTGGCAAGGGGGGCGCTAGCACTTCTGGTGCAAGCATGACACTCTCAAGCGCTGGCAGTGGTGGCTATATAAATTATGCAGGTGGTGTAACGCCTTCTGGAATTCCTAATACTGTTTACGGCGCTAACGGTGCGGCCTCACAGTTCGGTGGGAATGGGGTAGGCAGCAGTAGCGCGACAGGTGGCGCAGCGGTGGCGAACTCCGGAAGCGGCGGCGGCGCAACTTACGGTGGCACCTTTACGGGTGGCGCGGGTGGCAGCGGCACTGTGATTATCGAAGAATATTTATAGGAGGAATGCATGTATATAGCCGTCATCAATAAAGAAACGAACCTGGTTGAAAACGTGGTAGTTCCCCCCACCGGGAGCAATATCTGGTTTCTGGCAGATACCCACCAAGGGGTCACAACGGATTACGCCGCGATAGGTGATAGCTATATCGATGGTGAATTCGTAAAGCCGCCGTCTGAATAGCTATGACAGTTCATCGCGCACAGGATTATCAACTGATCGCTGATACGGCAGCGAACAAGGAGGCCATCATTAACATTAAAGAAGATATGGCCGAGATGCGAGATGATATTCACTCATTGAATGAAAAGATGGATGCCATTATAAAACGCCTGGATGCGAATACGAACCAGATACTTGGGGCTTCGAAGTTTGCTAAATTTCTCTGGCTTGCTTTCCCTACAGCCTGCGCCGGTGCTGGATGGCTATGGGGAAGATTCGGATGATTCGCTGGGCAAAAGTCAATTTCTCGCGCTGTGAGCTGACGCTTCTGGTTGTAATGGCCTCCATAGGCATTGCTGCCATTACTGCCATTATTGGCGTTCTTGTTGCCGTCGCTTACCACCACCAGGATATCTTCGCCTATCCTACAGAGATGAAGCCCAGCAAGCTATGTGATAGCCTTTCAATGACGAGCTGCGACCGATGAACCTAAAACTAGTCAGAGAGATTAAAACCCCCACCATCACTCTTGGTCATTTAGAGGCGGGCAAGATGGTGTTAATGACGTGTGAAGATCCGGTGCGTGACCACAAGATCCCCGGCGTAACTGCTATTCCTTATGGGCGCTATAAAGTCATTATTAACTTCAGCAACCGCTTTAAAAAACACCTGCCGCTACTCTTGGATGTGCCGGGTTTTTCCGGAGTTCGTATACACTCTGGAAATGGCCCGGAAGACACGGAGGGCTGTATTTTAGTCGGGACAACGCGGACAAAGGCTGGCGTGGCCAACTCGCGTTATGCCATGAGCCTGCTTATGACCTTGCTGGAAAAGACTATCGAGCAAGGTGAGAATATCTATATTGAGGTGGCGTGAAAAGTAACTGTCTGTTGTGGCTAGTGTTATTACTCATTCGACGGCGCAGGGGGTATATAGTAATCAGATGGAGTCACTGGGGATGGTTTCCTCATTTTCTCTATGGAACACGAAGGAGTGACGGGACATTGCGGGTGGTGAGTTACAAGCCAATTGAGCCTAAAAAGCAATGGTTGCCGCCGCTCTGGTTTAAGGGGAAAGTGAAATGGGGAGATTAATGAATATCGCGGTACTTGGCAGACCATTTGCCCACATCATCTTCTCTTTGATGTTTGTTTATGATATAATCGGTAACAACAACGATTTTGGGTGGGACAATGCTGGTATTTATGCAGTTGGCACTTTCGGTGGCGAAGCGGTCCTTCAGCTGGCTAAACTCCGGTATGGTTCCATGGGCGATATTGGCGGGGCTGATAGTAGTCGCAACCCTGAAAGTGAACGACTGGAGACAGGACGCACACAAATTAAAGGCAAGCGAAAGCGCCCTTTCTGAATGCAAAGAGAACTCCGTTAAAGTAGCAACCGCCTCGAAGGATTTAAGCCATGATTACGAGAAGTCTTCTAGTGCTATTGATGATTACTACATCAGCATGCTCGAAGCCACCTGCGGCGACGTGTCTGCTGCCAACCCTGCCAGCAGGAATGATGGAGCCTCCAGTGCAAAACAATCTGCTGGGCTTACCCTCAAACAAAAGCGACTCAACGATCTCCAAGCTTCCCAATTGGTAGCGTGTCAGCAAACGATTAAAGTAATCTATAATCTTAACGGGAAGGGTGATCTACTCCCCGTAGACTAAGCAGCCCGTATCAATTCCTTAAGGTCTGCCCAGCTGGTAGCTCTTACTTCCCGACGCTTCTTGCTACGTTCATAGCCTTGCGGTGAAAGCAAATCCGCCATTTGTTTGCGGGTTAAGTAGGCGATGGTGTGATCTAACTCCGTCATAATAACCTCCTTTGTTGGTTAAGGAAGGTTAATAAGCTGGGTATAAAAAATTAATTATTAAAGTATGCTCTCAAATAAAGATGGCTATTTTCGCTTCTTGCCGACGCATACATCCTCATGATCGATGATCTCATAAACGGACATCATCTTTTTAATAGAACAATAGGGACATTTGTGAGGGGCTGCTTTGGAATAATCCTTGTGCCGCTGGATATCGGCGTCAGAGTTCTGGGCTACGACTGTCAGCATTTTTTACCTTCTCCAAGAAAGCATAAACCTCTATATCTTTTATACGCTTGTTGGGGTGTAAGAGCAAATTATCTCTATACTTGACAAGCAATTCACAGGCTTCTTCCAGTAGCGTCATTTTCTATCCTTACACGCAGCAACTGCCCCAAGTGTGGGGACTGTAGCTACCAGATCCCCCAGGCGCTCGCCTTCTTTAGGGTCGTATGGTTTAAGCTTCATGTCAGCTGTATAGAACCGCGCAGCAGCTTGCAAGATCGCATCACACGAATTTTCATCCAGAAAGGACAAATCAAACACCCTTACTTTGCGTTCTTCAGCCATCAATTCCTCCCCTCTGCATCGTGGAAGATGTCAGAGACTGGCTTCTTCCTCCATTGCTCGGCGGCGGTTAGGGCTTTATGTGCGCTAAAATACGCGTCGCGGTATGCTTCCGTTTGCGGTTCTGCATCTAGCATAGCTAGACCTCCTAAAGCTCCCACCAATTTATCTATCAGCGCGTTGGCTTCGTCCATAGAGGGGCGAGAGTTCCACTTATTCAATGCGTCTTGTTCACTGGTACAAAATTCTATGTTCCCATTGCACATGGTACAATCGACTACCCAATGGCCTTGTAGAGAACCATCGGCGTTGTTACCACGAGTAACGGCAGAATATATTTCTGCATCTGCCCCGCAAAACGGACATTCACGCAGCTCAGTCTGTGTAGGTTGCTGGGTCATTTCCCCCTCCATTTTCTTGCATTTATATGCAGTGCAATGCCAATCATTATGCTCCAAGCCAGAAGAATATATCCATATACCATCTTCTACCCCTCACTCTTTGGCGGTGTGATCTTTGCTAGGAGGGCTTCGCCATCTTGTTCTATTGGCTTCACCATAAGTAATTTACGGTCACTGTGTTTGCTTGTTCCTCCCCAAAAGTATTCCCCAGAACTAACGCAATATGCTTCTGGAAAATAATAAGTGAAAAGCCCATCTTTAATTGGGGTGGCGTATTCAGTTTTAAAGCCCAAACCTCCACCAAACTCAAACAGCCCCGGCGGACAATCTGCAAGCGTAACGGCTTCCCCCAGCATCACGCTCTCGGTTGGTTTGGTGGCGATGATACACTGCCGACATTGACAACTTTGGGCGTGGCCATTTTCTTTTGCCGGAGAAATATTTCCTTGGCCAATATCCAATCCGTATAAAAATGCTTCGTATGCGTCCTGTGTGGCTGGATTAAAGTATTGCTCGCTATTTTCACTTACTTTTGATGTGTCGAGTTTCTCAGCGAACTCATTCTCAAAAGCGTACATGGCATTAACTCGCATCACTTACCTCATCGCTGGTTGTTTTGGTGGCGGGCAATCTGCGGTCTCCTCCCCTATCACTACAATATTGCGCGTATTTATGATCAACCCGGCGATCAGACGATGCCTTTAGCTGGTGGCGGGTAGCTTGTTCTCTCCATCCGCAATGTTTGCAAGCCATATCAACAAAGCTATTTGGTTCACACTTACATGGAGCGCATTCAGCTATCTGCTGGCAGCCAGTGAGATAATTGATTATTTTCTGCTTTGCATCAGAAAGAATGCAACCCATTTGATCTACATTCGCACGCCCGCGCAACTCTCCGTACCAGCGCGCCCATATACCCTCAATAACCTCATTAGCGAAAGATGCGGCATCGCCATCTTTCGAAGTGGGGCGCACGTGAACTGGCATGAAATCTCTATCTAGCAAACCACACCTGTCGCAATGCCATTCTCCGTTGGCGGCCATATGTTGCAAAAATCTATGTGGACATTTCATAATGCATTCCGTTCTCTATATATTTTTACTGCTTCCCTGAATTTGTAGCTACCCCTGATACTGCCGTGGCACCACCTCGGGTTAGTAGTTGGCGCGTAATTATAATGAACGACGTGCCACCCACTATTAAGTAGTATTTCTTTTGTTATTTTATCCGGCCTCTCCTCGGAAGCAGTTGGGGCGTTCATTTCGCATCTCCTTTATTGTCAGTGGGGGTGGTCAACGCTGACTTTGTTTGTAAATAACCAGACCTCTGCAAGCGAATTGAATCCCATTCTGCGTGGCTTGTTAGACGTTCGATATATTCACAATGTCTTTCAGCGCACTCTACATACTTCGAGTTCATTATCATTTGGCCGCCACATTTAGGGCATCCGCCGGAACACGTAGCATGACCAATAAAATCTCCAGTAATACTACGCTCCATCATTCATCCTCCATATAACCAAGTTCTTCACCACACACGGGGCAGTCAAAAACATCGCCCGGTAGCGTGTAGGATTTCTGGCACTTACCACACCATGATTCCATTTCTTCGCTTTCCATCACTCCCCCTTCACGCTGCTGTTGGGTGAGAGGGCTTCGAGTGCGATTGAAACCAGATTCATGGGCTTTCTTTGAACTATCCAGCTTTTCGCGTAGGCAATATCTTTTAGCGCAGTTCCATACCGCGCATTCTCACATTCCAACGCAGCTATCCTCTTAGCGCTGGCTTGGGTGGCTTTCTCGGCGCACCCGGTATGCCCCAGTTCGCCGCACACAACGCAAAGCTCTCTCATCTCATCGCTCATCACTCGCCTCCTAGGAATGCGTTTGCTTTGGCTCGAAAGTCGTGCGCCCTATCTTGTATATCACCCCATGATGGGTCTTCGGGGTCGCCCGTGTACGGCATGGCAATTAAACGTGCTAAATCCAGCATCTCCTCAATCAGCTTAACGGCGGCGACTAGATCGGCGTACATGGCATACACATCGGACGGCTCCAGATATTTATGCTCGCATACGGTATACTTCTTCATGCGGTCTTTCATTTTAATAGCCCTCCGCTTTGAGGGTTTCGATCATTTTATTTATTATACCCATCGCCATGTAGTGTCGCCCCAACTCTCTCTGTGAATCCCTTAAACACTCCCCTACCTCTCGCAGCAACGCATCGCGCTTGTCGTTAGCGGCTAACGTGCAATAGCTTGTGCCGCCTTTGCTTGTGTAAACATTCGGGCATAGGGTGTCGGTGGCTCGGGTGTTCCATGTTTCATCGTCTGCTTGATCCATTGTAAGCAAACAGTTGAGACACGAAATGCGCGGCGTACCCCAAGTCGTCGTCCCGCACATCAAAGATGTCTTGTCCCCACAAAACGGGCAAGGCTTAAGAACAGCAGCATCTTCTCTGGTTTTATCGTTCATGATTGCCCCTTGCTGCGATACTGATCGAAATCATAACCACTGCCGTCGCTATATTTTTTGACGTTGAGCAGCTTGGCAAGCGCTGCTTTGTGCTTCTTGTGGCCGTCATAATCCTGACAGCACGAGCAGCCCTCTGATCCCATGTAATCAGCAACAGCCGTGCGCAATGCCTTTCTTAATTCTCTATCGTCCACGTTCATTCTCCTTTTTCCTCAATTTCTCCAACTCACGCCGATGCTCGCTCTCTTTATCAGCGCCACGATTAGCTATGTCATTCAGCACAAAGACCGTGCCTAACAGCGTTGTGATAGCGCCCGTCATAACCATTACATCGTGTACGGTTGGCTTCATCGCTGCCTGTGCTCGTTGTAGTGGCGCTTAAGGCTGTTATTTACCTCTTCACGCCACATATTTGGTTTAGGGGTGCATGGGTCCACTTCAAAGAAAGCGCGCAATATCTGCATGACTTTAATAGCCGGTATATCCTTGGTGATTTCCTCAAGCTCTTTGCTTTCCAAGGCGGAGTTTATTCGTTGTTGCTCGGTAATCATACTGCTCTCCTTGTTCTAATATCTATAACAAGCGCCTGAGGCCGTAAAACCCCAAGCTCTTCACGAAGGTTGATGTACCAAGCAACCTGCCTAGCAACATCGTTTCTAAAGGTAGGGGAACAGCATTGCTTCACATATCCTGGTGTTCACCATGATAAGCGCTGCCATCCAGTAGAAGAGGTAACGGTCTGAGGGGATCATAGTTCCCCGCTAACTAATGCAAGGCGCATTTCACGTTCTAATTCGGTCCAGACAATCCGCTCTGCGTCACCGTAAAAAGCAAACCGGCGGTCCAGCAAAACCTTACGTTCATCGCTTGAGACTAACTCAACTTCCTTAGACATTGTAAAGCTCCTTTTTGTAACGGCGGCAGGCCATCTGGTAATAAAAATCAGCGATGATGCGTTCGCGCTGGGCGATTTTGAATTTCTCGAACAGGTCCAGAATCTCTTTGTCTGTCGCTGGCAGTTGCTTGTAAGGTAAGACTTGTGCCATGTTAAAACTCCCCTTCTTTAACCACAGTAAACTCACCTTCCATGCAATTTGGAATCAGCCCGTAGGAATGCATCCGAACTTTTTGCAAGGTTTCATGCTCGTCAAAAGTACAGGTTCCAGGTATTGTAACCCATTCGCCACCCATCCCCTGCTGGCCGATATAAATAGGCGGTTGGATATGGTCTTTAATAATGCGGTATTTCATAATATCTCCTATTGAGTTTCAGAGGTGCACCCTGTTTTTATCCAACCAGTACAGGGTGCGAAACTGGCCTCAGCCCAAGGTGGGCAGGATGCTATACTAGATTGAGAAAGAGGGTGAACAGAACAATAGCCCACATCCAGACTGGCGGATCTTGCAAGTACCATGGATATGCAGGCCGGTTGTAACGGTTAAGCGAACGTGAAAGCTCGTAGCTTGGGCGTTCTAGTTTACGTTGTTTGAAGAAGATTTTGTTTTCCATGTTTTGAGTTCCTTTTTTGAGTTGGTAGTATCGTTATACCGTAGGGAAACTGTGGTGTCAAGTACAATTATATCTTTTTCTTCCTTCTTCGCATATTATGTTTTTCAGAACACATACGACACATTGTTTTAGTCTTAAGCTTTCGTTTACCGCATCGTCCACAGAGTCCTTTAACTAGTTTCTCTCGGATGTACTTCAATGCAGCCTTACGGTGGGCTTCAGTCATTTAATCTCCAATGGTACTTGCGTTATCACTACGAAATGCATCGTAGATACGCTGGTTTAAATCATCGAGTTGCTCTACAGAATCAATTGTAGCATCCATATTACGGTTAGCCGTCCATGCTTCAAACGCCAATAAAGCTTCTTCTTTTGAAGGGCCATGCATCACCACGCCGCTGCTAATATTTCTGTTGGTGTATTTCACTGTATAAGCTGCCATGAGTATCTCCTTTGGTTGAGTAAGCTCAGGATAGACGATGATGGGTTAGGTGTCAAGTACTAATTAATAAATACTTTATGCGTACAATGCTTTATGGTATAGGTTTAAGATATGCCAGAATTAAAACAAATTATTTGTACCGTTAGAGAAGACTTTATCCCGTTACTTCGCATGGCAGAGCATACCATTCACGAGGTGATGATTGCAGGCGAAGCACAGCGACTCAAGCAAGGAAAAGATCCTAACGGCTGGATGAAAGCTGATCCGCTGGACAGGCTCAATCATGTGCTGCACCATGTGCTAGCAGTTCACCACGCGCAGAAGCCTTTGCTACTCACGCAGGATACTTGCCTGGAGCAAATCAAGCACGCCCTCACAGGGATTTTAATAATTCTGGTAAATGAAAACCGGGAGCCTGAAGTAATCCAGCAAGTAATCGACGAGTGATTGCAAGTAAACGCCAAATATGCTAAATTCTTATCAAATGGCTGATAAGAAATATCCCGACCATATCAAACAAGAAATAACAGCCCTGCTCGCTGAGGGCTATACGCCCGCTGCACTCGAACGTAAATACGGTATCCCGGCAACGACTCTTAGACACTTCCCGATTACGATAGCCCGAAAGGCTAAGCATGAAAAAGAGTTGCAAACGGCAATAGATAAGTTACAATCTACTACTTACCACAGTACTTTTGTACAAGATGCCCCTTCCCCTAAAAAGGAGGGGGTTTCTGTTACTACAGAAAAATCTTTCCGCATTGGTGTGCTTCCTGACTGCCAAGTAAAACCTGGTGTGGATATTTCTCACCTTCCTAAAATAGGGCAATACTTCGCAGACAAGCGCCCCGATGTAATTGTCTGCATCGGGGACTTTGCCGACATGCCAAGCCTCTCCAGTCATGAAGCGGCGGGGAGCTTAAAGACAGAAAACCAGCGCTACCAACTCGACATTCAATCCGTACAAGAAGCCATGCAGGCGCTCATGACGCCTATTCAGGAGGTGATACGTACCACGGACTGGAAGCCTCGACTGGTGATGACGATGGGCAACCACGAGCACCGCATTACACGGGCCTTAGAAGCATTCCCTAAATTACTTGGCACGATCCAGCTAGAAGATTTACGCTACACAGACTGGGGCTGGGAGGTTTATCCTTTCTTAGAGCCAGTCGTCATTAAAGGCATAGCCTTTTGCCATTACTTTCAAACCGGGCAGATGGGGCGTCCTGCTTCAAGCGCCAGGGCCATTTTAAACAAGCAGCATATGTCATGCTTTGCCGGTCATCAACAAGGCCGGGATATCGCCTACGGTAAACGTGGGGATGGCAGAGAAATGACCGCCATTATTTGTGGCAGCGCCTACCTGCATGATGAGGATTATTTGTCACACCAGACGAACAATCATTTTAGAGGAATTTATATGCTCAATGATGTGGAGGATGGCCAATTTGAGGAGATGCCAGTTAGCTTGAAGTATCTAATGCGACGGCATTAAAGAATAATTCAATAGCTTTTTTTGCTTCGCTGAAGCCGTTAGAAAATGCGTAGTGCGTGTTGCTTGCTTGCAACTTGGGCACATAAGTCTCATTGTACCATTTTACTTGCGATTCATTGCGTTTGCTATTTTTTTCCTTAGTTTTTAGTTCATGAAAAAAAACATGCAGCACATCTTTATGCCTAAGGAATATTATCAAGTCCGTAATGCCAACAGATAAACCCATTTCTATATTATGACGTGAGTTCTCGTTGAGCGTAGCCTGCAAAACCATTTGCTTATAGGTTTTCTTTACATAATCTACTGTGGCCCGCTGAATAGCGGACTCTACTCTTTTCATAGTGGGTCTTCTCCTAAATAATCTTCAATTGCCATTTCAACCGTCGGCCATTCATAGCGAATGATGCGCGGGAAATCACCCTTGTGATCGACTGTTATTTTCACGGGCTGCTTCAGTTGGTCGGCGTGCCATAGTAAATCATCCCACGAATAATCATTTGCCGGGCCGATCTCGTTGCCACGCGCCGCATACCATTTGGAGATTCTATCTTTCATTATCCATTCGGCAACATTACCGTACTTACCGTGATCGCAACCATAGCTCACCATCAATGTCTCGTTGCCCTTTTTACTTAGATGTTTTTTGTATTTTACCCAGCGCACATCATAGGTCACCACATCGCTATGGATGGTGCGTGACGAATCATTCGCTTCGTGCCCATGGCTTACCTTGGGGCGCTCTGCTTCAGGCCAGATATATCCACAATCCGGGCATTCCTTCGTTAATGGTGGGACATATTCTTCACATTCGGGGCATATCTTGCCGTTACCCTTGGTTTCTTTTTTGGCTTTCTCGCGGAATGGCGACCCCAGCGGTCCGTGTTCTTCGAGATTGCCTGCCATATCGACGAGAAGGCAGTTAGTTTTCCCCTCGGCAATGCGCACGCCACGCCCGATCATTTGTTCCCACAACGCTTTGCTTTTCGTGGGGCGTAAACACACAATCATATCGACGTTTGGCGCATCAAACCCCACGGAAAGCACATTGACATTTACGATATAGCGGACCTCGCCATATTCAGCTTTGAATTGCTCAATAATGCCTTCACGCTCGCCTTGATTTGTTTCGCCCGTGATTAAATGTGCTGGTACGCCGCTATTGTTTAGCGCATGGACAATAAGATTAGCATGATTCACCGACACACAAAAAATCAGACAACTGTGACGATTATGACTATAGGCGATTATCGCCCGACATGCGGCGTCAATCAGCTCTGGGTCTTCCATGATATTGGCCAGCTGACTTTCAACATATTCACCCAGACGCACCTCGACACTGCTTAAGTCTGGCGCGTCACAAAGTTTATTGCTAAGCGGCGACAGGTATCCTGAGTCCAGTAATGGCTGGTAGCCAATTTTATAGACTTCTTCGCCCCAATCTAATTTGCCGCCCTTAAGCCGATAAGGTGTTGCTGATAGCCCAACTAAAAACGCTTGCGGGTGTTTATTGATAAGCTGCCAATATTGCCCAAGGTCGCGCGAGTTTGGCAACATATGACATTCGTCCACAATAATAATGTCTAAAGGCTCAATGTGGGTATTATAAATGGATTGGATTTGCGCAACGGTTATTTGCTCTAATCGTTTTTCACCAAGCGATGCACCGTAAATACCATGGGGTACGGTAATTTTACCCGATGTTTGTTCTAGCAATTCTTTACGGTGTGCCAAGACAAGCACACGTTTCTCCGCAAACGCATCAACCAGCGCCGCGATAACATGCGACTTGCCCGAGCCGGTTGGCATATTGACGATGGCTGGCGTGGCCTTATACTCAAACCACGCCAGCACAGCGTCAACTGCGGATTGCTGATATTCTCTTAGAATGGTGCCTTCTCCACATCATCATCAACCGCCGCATCCTTTGGAAGATATGCTTTGACGTTCGTGTATTGTGGGTTCTTCTTTTGTGGCTCTACTTCGACCACAAAGCTACGGCCTTTGAGTGGCGACATTGCATTGACGGACTTGCCCGTCGCATCAGCAATGCGTTTAAGGTCAATCTGTGCAATCTTCGCCGTGGTCGCGTTGTCGCTAAGCGTATTGTAATACACTTTCGCAACAGTGCCTTTGTGTTCGCCCGTCAGAATATCGGCCTCAATAATGATGCCGGTGGGTGAATCATATTCATCCTTTACGAACACTTTGTATTTGCCGAGCGGGTAGCCAAGCGCGTCATATTTCACTTCATTTGTATCTTCAAAACCATAGTTAGCCATTCTTTTTCTCCGTCAAGTAGGTTAAAATTTTATCCAGCTTATCATGCGACAAGCTGGGCAAATCAACAGTTTGCAAAAACGCATCCTGTGGATTTTCTGGGTCGAGCGTTACCTGTGGTAATAACGTCTGAATCTTCTCAAGGTCGGACGGTTCAGGCTCGCCACCTTTATTCAGCCAGCCGAGCAGCTCCTTACCAATCGCCGGAGTGATGACAAAGCTGCGCTTTTCAAGCGTTCCGGCTGCATTAAGGGTGCTGAATAAATCCGTTCTATCCTTGCTGGGCGATGAGACAGAATTGGAATCAACCTCGAAGAACGCGGTGAATTCATATTCCATACCTTCACGCTGAATTGGAGCCATGCCGAGCTTGACGACCTTCTTCTTGCCGTTGTCGCCGTCCTGCATTGCATACTCAACCTTGCTACGCATCGTGGCAATGATGTGGCATTTGCTTTGCAGCATGGAATTTACCAACGCATTATGTTGCGGGGTTACGTCGCGCCAAGCAGTGTAACTATTGCCAGATTTGGCAGCAACCTTTCCTTGCTTGTCCAGCAAGCCTTCTGTAC